TACCACCTTTAGCCATAGTCTGTGCAGCTTTTACAAAGCCATCCATACGTGCCTTACGTGCTGGGTCTTGTTCAATAAAGTCTTGAAACTGTCCCATGTTACCAGAGTAGCCCATTGACTGTGCAATCTTATTCATTGCTTCCGGTTTAAATGCTTTAAAGACTGCCATATTAAATAATTCCCATAAATACTATAACTACCGTAGTCATTACCATTAGTGTACTACCCATTAACATTGCTTCCAAACGCCACATACGTTTGTCAAGACTTTCTAACTTACCATGTACCATTTCATAACGCACCGCGCACTCTTTTTCGTGTGCCTCAAGTTCCATCTGTGTTTTCATTGCGGGTTCCATTGTCATTTTCATTTAACCTAAAGTTATCTCCATCTAGGACCTTCAAACCATGCAACTAAAGATTTTCTTACTCCCTTAGTAACTGGTGTGACTTTATGTAAAAGATAGCTAGGAAATATTAATATAGTTCCTTTAGCCTTTGATTGGGTTGACGGATTTTCTACTTCAGAGAAAGAAAAGTCACCACCCTCGTATTCATCTGGACTAGAAAGCTGTACCGTTACTGATAACTTTCTATCAAATGCTTTGTCTGATTCCCAGTTTATATCATGATGTAATCCGTAGTGACCTTTTTCGGAAGCATGATACTCTGTATATTGCACATCAGCTACTTTACAGACATCTACATTAAAAGCATTTCTATTAGCTTGTTGTACATAGTACCAAAGTGTATCTAAAACAAAGTTATTGCCTGTTAGCCATTTAATGTTAGAACGGCGAATATCTGGTATATTCTGTGACCCAGCAAAAACACTGGCTTTTTGTTGACTTACAGATTCCGCTTGATTTTCTATTTCTTTAATAATTTCATTGGAGATTCCGGCACTCCACATCTGCCATGTATTTCTCATTTTACATTACCTTTGGTAAATACCTATAGGGTAGGCCAAGTAACTCCTGCCCAGATATACTTACCATTTTCTGCGTCCCAAGTCAAGTAACAATTTGGATAATCCGCAGGTAAATCACGTAATGCTTTTCTATATGCTAATTGCTCAGAAGTTGATGTGCGGTCAGGTAATACCATCCAATCAGAATCTACGAGTAATGCGTCACGTTCTTTTCTAAGTTGTGCCATTGCATCTGAACCAGTAATATTTGCTGGTGGTGTATAATCACCAATAGTACCAAACTCACCAGCCACTGCTTTATTATAAATCTCTACGCCATATGACATGCTATCCAATGGGTTAGCTGAAAAAGGAACATATTCCTCATCTATGTGACTAAAGTTGACTTCAATATCAATGAAATTTTTAGCAGGGTTTCCCCACTTTGGATTTCTTGCATTTGTATATGTAATATTCATTAGCTTACCCTCTGCCAGCATGTAATTTCATCTGATTTACCACCTGATTGAGACATGCCGTGACATCGCCAAGTGCCAGTGTTTATATGCTGTTGATAACCACCATCCACATTAGTATAGTAAAGAGATGACCCTGCTCTATTAGTTCCTGCGGAAGTAGTAGTATTATTAATCCATCCCAAAACAGTTGAACCAACAGCACTTACTGAGCTTGGATTTGGGCCTTCAGGACCAGTTGGTCCCGTAGGTCCTGTTCCACCTGTAGGTCCAGTTGGTCCCGTAGGCCCGGCTGGTCCGGCTGGTCCGGCAGGTCCGGCACTTCCTGTTGGTCCCGTTGGGCCTGTACCGCCATCACTACCATCGCTACCATCGTCACCAGCAGGTCCCGTAGGTCCCGTAGGTCCAGCAGGGCCAGTAGAACCAGCAGGTCCAGTAGGACCAGTAGGACCAGTAGGACCCGTTGGTCCTGCTAGTGAAGCATTGGCTATAGTTTGCTTTTCCCATCTGCTTGCAGTCACATCATATACAGCTATTAGGTCACTAGAAGCAGCATCTGTATCTGTAGGAAACGCAGTAAGAGTGTTACCAATAAATGCATCTAGTGCAGTGCCATCTACTGTAATAGCGTCAGCTTCAAGAGTGCCATCAAAGTCTCCATCTACTGCATCTATGTTACCTTTAAATATTGTTGCTGTTACTGTTCCCGTACTTGGGTTGTATGCCAAGTTACCATCCATCTCCAAGCCAACATTTCCTGTGCTTGACGTAGCCCCTTCTACAAAAGTAATAAGATTTTCTTCATTTGTACTTTCATTATCAGTGACTAGAACGTGGGCAGAATTTGTTGCATCTGTAACTGTTGTTCCTGCAATAACTGTGGCTAATGCCGTACCGCCAACAGTAATAGCATCTGCCTCTAAAGTACCATCAAAGTCTCCGTCTACTGCATCTATATTACCCTTGAATACTGTAGCACTAACTGTTCCTGTACTTGGATTATAACTGAAATTACCATCCATCTCTAGTCCGACATTACCTGTGCTAGAAGTTGCATCCTCCACAAAAGCAATAAGGTTTTCTTCGTCAGTGCTTTCATTATCGGTTACTAAGACGTGAGCAGAGTTAGTTGCGTTAGTAACTGTTACTCCTGCAATTACTGTATTGAGTGCTGTACCACCTACTGTAATCGCGTCTGCTTCTAGGGTTCCGTCAATGTCTGCGTCACCTGATACGTCAAGCGAACCCGCGTCCAACTCACCTGTTAAGGTGATGTTACGGAAGCTGGCTACATCTTTGTTGGCATCTGCTGTAACTACTTTACTAGCAACCACCGTTCCTACAGAAGCACCCGTATCACTATAGTTAAGTTCAGCGGCTGTAGCTGTAACGTTTGTACCACCTATGTCTAGTGTAGTCATAGAAACTTCACCAGCTACGGTCAGTAATCCACTAGCGACAGTCATCAAGTCTGTATCGTCTGTGTGACCAATTGTTGTGCCGTTGATAATAACATCGTCAATATCAAGAGAGCCACCGGAGATTAAACCTGTAGTCGTAATCGTAGATGAGCCAGTATCAATAGTACCAAACCCAGATGTAATAGAACCTGAATTAAGTGCGCCAACTGTTGTAGCGGCGGTAGTTACGAGATTTGGCATTGCCGTAATTTCGTCATCAAAATAGGCAGCTAAGTCTGTGACCGCCACCTGTTTCATAGTTCCAGCATCGTTGAATACAACACGGTCTGCATCAGCTACAGTTGTAGAACTAGCAGTTGTGTCTCCATCTAGGATATTTAATTCTGTCGTGGTAATTGTTGCGCCATCTAGTATTTCTAGTTCAGCCTCAGAAATATCAGCACCACCTATTGTCAGTGTACCTGAAATATCTACATTACCATTCATGTCAATAGTAGTAGCAGCGATCTGTATTTCTGTATCGGCTATAAGGTCAAGCTGACCGTCTGCACTTGAGTGAATGTATATAGCTGTATCACGAAACTGTAGTTTTTCTGTACTAGCTATAAGTATATCATCTGAAAACTCAAAGTAGTCTTCATCTTCCATCCACTTGAGTACACCATCATTTGATTCACCATCAAAAGTAATAGTTAAATCTGTCCCTGAAGTACCATCACCAAAGGTAAGCGTCTGCCCTAATAGCTTAGTAATAGCACCACCTTCATTGGCAGTGCCATCATGTGTGTGTCCTGTACTGGCTTGAAATGCAGCTAACAACTGGTCAAATTCGTTGTTAGTATCTGCGGCTTGAATTACGTCACCGTCAGTATAGGATGACTGTCTTGTATATGTAGCACCCATTTAGCGTCTTTCTCCTAACTGATACTCTAATTGAAAACCTTTAAGTGAGTATGCGGCAGTAGTGCCACCATCATTGACACGTAAAGCTACAGCAAATCCTGAACCTTCTACTGGCTGTCTTACTAAAGGTTGTGATGGGCCACCGTATGTTGGTGTCCCATAAGTTGATGTTCCATAAATACCTGCAATATTTGTAGAGTCTAATGCATAGGCAGCTGGTCTAGCTGAATCTGATGACTCATAGTCATAACGTACAAATAAGTCAGCATCAATTGTTGACTCCGGTTTATAGTTTACAATAACTCTTTGCATATGTTTGCGAATGCCCGGATCATTCATAGTCAAGTCTGGACTTCTATATCGCCCATTAATTGCTTCACCGTTAAAAGTAGTGCCTTGTTCTTGCCGATAAATAAAACCATCAAATCCGCCGTGTAATACAAGAACATCTCCTGTAGTAACAAATGTGTCTGTACTAGATGGTTTTATACCTTTGGTAGTTGAAAACTCATATCCTGATTGACCACTACTTTGTGATTTAAGTACACAAATAATACCTTCTGTTCTATTTTCTGCGCTGTCTTCTTTAGAAAAGAATAATCGGTATTGTGTTTTATTTGGTATAACTAGAGACTCAAAATTAGAAGAATTATCTATATTATCATCAAAGATAGATTGAACATTAGCACTTATAGTACCCAGTTCCACATCACCAATTTTGGCTGTACCTGCTACCGTACGCAATCCATCTGGACCAAGAAAAATTAGATCACCCGCAAATTCTTGTATAGTATTACCATTGATGCATCCAATGTCGCGTGTAACAGGGGCTACAGTAAAATCACTAGAAGAACTACCCGTTACTTTAAATATTCTGTTTTCACAAAAAATAAATAGACTTTCACGGAAAACTTTAAGGCCAACAATTGTATCATCAACTTTAATACTACCTGCGCCACTGCCACTGTTAAATGCATCTTCGTCAAAAGGCTGACTAAATACTACTTCTTGTGGAGTGCTTGACATACCAGCGTAGAACATGTGTTCTCTATATGCTACTACTAGACTTGCACCCTCTACAGAAGACTCTGTAACATCGGTTGCTGCCAAAGAGGTATTGAATACTGTGGGATCATTAGCCCCATCTACTATAATAAGTTTATCATTGCCATCAAAGTTGAAGCGTTCAAAAGAATATTTGGTAGCACTTGTACGGCCTGTGTCTCTTGATGTCCACGACTCTGATACAGGTGTAAGACTTGTATTACCACTTTGTGTATGTGCTGCAGCTGTAGTGCTATTAGCCGCCCGTGTAACACCCGTAAATGTTGTGGCAGTTACACCAGTATAGGTAAACTGTTCATCATTTATTTGCAACGTTCCACTAGAACTAAAACCTGTAGTAGATTCTACAGTAATAGTGCCTGAACCTGTCATGCTAGTATCGGCAGCAATTGCGCTAGTACTATCTGTACCTAATATAGTAGATGCACTAGACCAAATTTTTGTACCACGAGCTGCTACTACTTTGTTATCAAAGTTAGTAACCATCAGAACTTGTTCACTACTAGAAGAAGTATATGGCACTACTTGACGAATATGCTTTTGAAACCCAAGTATGCGTTTATAGCCACCTTCAATATCCGGCTCAAAGTTTTCTAACTGTAATGCCTGTCCCGGTTGCATAATAAAAGTAGAACGATTAGCTACTAATCCACCTTCACAAACAAAGGGCAAAGTTCCTGTCTCAGCCATTATTCAGCCCTTACGTTACTAGAACCCCTAGAGTTACCTGTGTATGGTATATACGTAGAACGGACATACTCAAATTTATTAACAAGAAGGGTTTGCATGTTTTTAATTCCTTGCTCAAATCTAGCAAAGTTAATGCCGTATTGTTGTGCCTCACCTCTATATTGATACACATATGCTGTTGCACCATCTACAATAACAGGGGAAAATCTATCTGGGACTGATGTTGTGCTGTCGTGCGCAGCTAAGTCTGTAGGAAAAGTAAAGTAATCATATTTTAATGTATACTCTTTTTCAGGAAAGGGATATAAAAGATAGTTATTATCTAAGGTTCTAACCACATAGGTAGGTGCAGAACCCCCTTCAAATTGTGCAACTTGTACGCCACTTGCGTGTGTTGTTGCTGTAGTTCCCTCTGCACCACGAGTACATCCTGTTATTGTTGTGGAGGAACCGATACCCGTGTACGTAATAACTTCACTACCTACATATACTTTACCTGTTGCATCAAAGCCTGTGGTACTTGTAACAGTAAGTGTTGTAACTGAATCTGTATGAGATTGACTAAGCGTTGTCGTAGTAATTTCATCTTCTTGCGTGATGTAAGCATTAAGGTATTCATTGTAATCTAACTTACGCAGTCTACCACCAACAATAGCAAGGTCTGTATCTTTAACTATTCTAAATGTATTATAATCAATTGTTTTAGCAGTAGCAGGAATACTGTACCGGACACTACCCGGAACTACTGTTTCTGTATTTGTAGCGTGATTAAATGGGTAGTTAAACTCACGCTGGTTAATATATCTAATAGCTTCATTAACAGCGTTTTTAGCTTGCGTTTGAATGCCACGAGATGATGCAAAGTTAGCAGAAGTTAACTCAACTTCATTTAGTTTAGCCAACACTTTATTTGTTAATGTGAGAAATGTTTCAGCCATTATATTCCCTTAAACAGAAGTGAGGGGGCAAGTTTCCCTGCCCCGTCACATTGTATTTACGCGAGTTGATCGCGGTCCACTTCTTGAGCAGTCATGTCGCCCGGATCGTCAACATCCAAACAGACAGCAAACATGCGGATTTTACCGCCTGTTGTTGTACCTGTCATTGCTTGAATTTCAACATCAATGGTATCAGAAGTGCCACCAATAAGAACAGGAGTTTGTCCTGCCTTAAAAGCGTAGTCACCTGCTGATGCACCATCAAAATCAAACCCGTCAACAAAGTTGTCCAGATCACCTCCGGTAATACCAAAGTCAAAATCTGTGTCAGTTGAAGTACCTGTATGAGCAGATGTTACTTCAAAGCCAGCACACATGATGAGAGTATTAGCCGGAATAGTCAAACCCGGAATCACATCGTTAGCAGCGAGGGCTGTACCCTTATCGCTTGCCGCCGTTGCAAAGTTCAACTCTGCAGAAA